CAGGGTATGCAAACGCGATGACCCTGATAACGATGCATGTTTGGTGTATGTACAGGGTGAACTATATGAAAACAGATATTCGCTGATTGCCATAATGCATCCAGATGCTCATGAAAAAGCCCGTAAGCATGAAATCATGAGTTACTTATCTCGCGTCGCCCAAGACTTCAGAGACAACAACTAGCATCAAATCCTCGGTGCTTTTCATTAGGCGTCTGCTTAACTTTCTTGCTTCCCATTGCGCTCTATCCTGGCTACGATCTGCCCACTGTTACTTGGGGGGATAGGGATATGAAGAAACTGATTTTGGGCGCAGTGGCTGCGGTGTTGCTTTCCGGCTGCGTTTACACCGGCACTAACTTCGATGAGTCAAAACTGGCTAATGTGCAGAAGGGTGTGACAACCAAAGAAGAGGTGATTTCCTATTTTGGAAAGCCCTCAACGACAACCGTTGATTCCGATGGCAATGAGATGCTGATGTGGACCTATAGCATTGGAAGCGCTTTTGGTGCGGATGCCAAGGTGCTGACAGTTAAAACACATGACGGCAAAGTCGAATCTTACGCGGTCAGCAAATCGAAAATTTAAGCGCAAAACTGATCACATAACCTCGCCCCGGCGGGGTTTTTTTACGCCTGGAGAAACTGATGTCTGAAAAAGTTGGCGAAATTTATTACGAGGTGGGAGCCGACATTGCTCCGCTTCTATCTGGCACAAAGGCTGCTGAGTCTGCCTTATCCGATATGGCTGGTAATGCAAAAAATACTGGCAGAGCGATAGATGGACTTGGAAGAGGGGCAAAATCTACAGCATCTAACCTCGACCAAATAACATCTCATGCGAAGTCGATGGATAGTTCTATGCAGACACTGAACACATCTGTTTCTGCTGTAGCTGCGGCAATAGCCCAATCCACAACGAATACCACCGCTGCCAGCATGACGCTAACTCAGATGAACGCAGCCATGAAAACACTGATCGATTCAGTGAATTCTATGGCAAATGCTATGCATTCTGCGGGCAGTAATACCAAAGCTGCTTCAGGTGAATTTACTCGCGCTGAATCAATTATTGAGGGTTTAGGTAACCAGATTGCTATTCTCGACGAAGCTCAAGAGAACGGAGCCCGCAGTGCGGCAATTCTTGCCGCGCAGTTACGAGCTGGTTCAGCAGCTTCAGATGAAGAGAAAAAGAAGATTGGAGATTTGACTGGTAAGCTCTTTGACATGCGAAACAGCACTGATCAGGGTGCAAAAAGCCATGGAGCGTGGCGATCGCAGATGCAACAGGCTGGTTATCAGGTCCAAGATTTCATTGTTCAGGTGCAGGGCGGCCAATCTGCCTTAGTTGCCTGCAGCCAGCAGGGTTCGCAATTGGCGGGAGCTTTCGGCCCCAGCGGAGCTATTGTTGGTGCGGTCATTGCCCTAAGTACTGTCGTCGCAGGTACACTTATCACTTCTCTCAATGGTGGCAAAAATGCTATGGATGCATTGAAGGATGCTGCCGCTTCCATGGATAAAGTTATTACAGTCTCACAGACGGGCGTTGCTGCTTTATCGAATCAGTATGCAAACCTAGCACGGACAAATTCACAACTTGCTACAGTCATGCGCACCCAGGTTTTGCTTGAATACAATCAGGCCATGGCGAAAGTTGGTAAGAGTATCAGCGATACATCGTCAGAATTCTTTTCCTTCGGAGATGTAGCAAAAGCTGCGCTATCAGGGGGATCAGCAAGCGTTAAACTTCTGACAACAACATTAGATGCAGCTGGTATTAAAACGGAAGACTTCAAAGAAGCATTTGAGCAACTGAGTAAGAGCAGCGTAAATAATCAAGCCACGATGTCGACCTTTGTTAATACCGTAGGCGCGCTATCATCTAAGCTAGGCATCAGCGATCAGGAAGCTTTTAAGTTAGCTAAACAGTTAGCTGACCTAAGCAAAAATCCATCACCCCAGGCTCTTCAAGAGCTTGCCGTGAAACTGCAGGGTATGACTTCATCAACAAAAGAGGGGCAGCAAGCAATTACTGAATTGCTTGGTCCGATCGTTGCGTTGTCTCGTGAAGCGGCAAATGCGGCGTTCAATGTAGACCTGCTGAAAAAGAATACAGATAACTTAACTGATGGTCAGAAGAACCTTATAAAGCAATCGGAACGCAGCCTTGCATTGTCAAAGTTACAGGGCGAGGCCAGAGCGCGCTTGCAGGCCCAATACGCTGCTGAGGATTCCGGGTTCGCAAATAATGACCCGCACGTTAAGCAAATGCAGGAAGATGCAGCTGCAACCTACCGGAACACAGAAGCGCAGAAAAAACTGAAGTCTGAGCAACAAAAAGGCTCAACTCAGACTGAAAGCATTGCGCAGAAGCTGGCCAACTTAAAACAGCAGGCAGACATTTCAGCCGAATCAACAAATAAGCTGAGCCGCGAACAGGCAATCCTGAATGCGCAACAGTCTCTCGGAAAAGGCGCTACACAGCAGCAAATCCAGCTAGCAGGGCAGTATGCTGCGAAAAAATGGGACACTACTAACGCAATAAAAGCGCAGGCTGCAGCAGAAAAGCTTCTGCCTGAAACGCGAGAAAATGCCAGCTATAAACAAGATTTGGAAGACCTGAAAACGGCTTTAGCTGCCAAGAAAATTGCCCAGCAACAGGCCGACGCCACTGCTGAACAGTTAGAAAAGCAGCATCAGGCTAACATAGCTAAAATCCGGGCTGATCAAGTTGTATCGCCAGGGCAAGAGGCGGTTGGCGCAGTCGATCCTGTTCAGCAATTAGCTAACCAAAACGCGCAAAAGCTTGCTCTCATCCAGCAATTCGAACAACAGCGCCTCATCACTGAACAGCAAGGCCTTTCCCTACGTAATGCAGCCAACACTGAGTATGAGCAGCAACGCATTGCTGCACAGTGGCAAATCTACAAAGCGCAGAATCAGTCAAACGAGCTGCTGGGAACAGCGATTGAATCACTCGGTGGCGGAGCCACAAATGCGATAACAGGACTGCTAAACGGTACTCAAAGCCTTTCAGAAGCCTTTGCCAACTTAGGAACTGCTGTGCTGAACGGGCTGGTCAGTAGCCTTGTCGAGATGGGTGTTAGGTGGGTTGAATCAGCAGTAATGGGTCAGGCTGCGCAACAATCAGCTATCGCAGCTAACCAGGCAACCGCAGCAGCGGCATTGGCAACATCTACGGCCACTGGCGCAGCTTCAGCCGCGGCTCTTTTAGCTGCATTTTCCCCGGCTGCTATGGCTGCATCAATTGCAACTTCTGGTGGTGCTGCTGCTGCTGGACTTGCTGGATACTCAACCGCAATGACTGCAGCGCAGACCATGTCTCTGGCTGGTATGCGCGAGCATGGCGGTCCCGTTAACGCTAACTCTATGTATCGTGTGGGCGAAGGCGGCAAGCCGGAGATATTTAAAGCCAGTAATGGTAGCCAGTACATGATTCCCGGCGATAACGGGCGGGTACTAAGCAATAGGGATATTGGTGGCGATGGTTATTCAGGTGGAATGATTCAGCAGATAAATAACTTCACGTTTAATAATGCCAGCGGCGATCAGCAAGAGACCGTGACGGCATTTGCGAAGATAGCCTATGAGCAATCATTGCGCGCCATCAAAGACCAGCAACGCCCAGGCGGAATGCTGACACAACGCAAATAGGAAATCCCATGCCAGAAACTTTCACATGGATCCCCCAAACCGGATTCACGGGCGAGCGCACGCCTGATGTAGCCGTCGTGAAGTTGGGCGATGGCTATGAGCAACGTCAGGTGAAAGGAATCAACCCGCTTATGGGGAAATATTCGCTGACGTTCATCGGATACGACGATTCGAAATGTGCCGGGCAAAACGTGGCTAAAGCTGCTGATGCGTTTCTCAGGGCGCGCATGGCGGTTGAGTCGTTCTATTGGACACCATCTGATACTGGCGTTCAGGGGCTGTATGTATGCCGGTCATGGTCAATGCAGAAAACCGGAAGCGTTTATCAGTTAACAGGGACGTTTGAGCAGGTGCCGCGATGAGAGACATACCAGCAGAACTAATCATCGAAAGCGTGGATGCCGGTGTTGGCGCGATGCTCGATTTGTTCGAAGTAGACCTGCAGTCTTTCGGCGGCGATGTGATCCGCTTCCACGCAGGAACTAACGGCTATTACAACGATGTCATCTGGCAGGGTCGCGCCTACTCGGCTTATCCGATAGCCGTAGAGGGCTTTGAAGTTAAATCCGAGGGCACTTACTCGCGCCCGACGATGAGGGTTGCGAACATTTCCGGCCTTATTACGGGCATCAACCATGACTTTGATGATGCGCTTGGTGCTGTGGTAACGCGCCGGCAGGTGCTCGTTAAGCATCTGGATGCGGTGAACTTCCCGAACGGTAACGCTGATGCAGATCCGACTATGGAGGCAGTATCGCGATACGTCATTGAGGAGATGGCGGAAGAGACGTTTGAGACGGTAACTTACAACCTTGCTACACCGGTAGACTGTGATAACGCCATCATCCCGGCGCGCACCATTCTCGCGGATGTGTGCCAGTGGGTATACCGCGGCGATGGCTGCGGATACTCAGGTGGCCCGGTCGCTGACGAGAAAGATAATCCAACATCAGACCTCTCGCGCGACAAGTGCTCAAAGCATCGCAGCGGTTGCCGCATGCGTTTTCCCAAGCCTAACGCGCTGCCATACGGCGGCTATCCAGGTTCAGCGAAGGTTTCCTGATGATTGAATCCGAATGCCTGATTTATGCCGACTCATCCAGCGATGAGGTGTGTGGGCTGATTATTGATGGCGATCATTTGTGGCGATGCCGCAACATGCATCCCGACCCGGAGCACAATTTTCGGATTGACGAAAGAGACTGGCTTGAAACAGAAGCCGCGGGAGAAATCACCGCCGTTTTTCATTCACACCCGCAGGCGAAGCTGGTGCTTTCAGCTGCTGACCGCACCGCACAACTTGCAACCGGCATAGACTGGTGGCTTGCATGCGCCGGACAGCTGCGAAAGTTTCGTCCGGCACCGCACCTGCTTGGACGCCGTTTCGTTCACGGCGAGATGGACTGCTACACGCTCTTCCGCGACGCCTATCATCTCTGCGGCATAGACTTGCCCGACTTCGAGCGGACAAACGGCTGGTGGGTGCGTGGCGAAAACCTCTACCTGAAGAATATGACGGCTAACGGCTTTCATGAGGTTGGGTTCGATGACATCCAGCCGGGTGATGTGATTATCCGCCGCGCGTTTCCTGAGTGTGACCCGTGCCACGCGATGATCTGGCTGGGATGCAACACAATCCTGCACCACGAAGTGCACGGCCGGCTTAGCCGCCGCGAACCACTTCGTCAGATTCACGTTCCACTCATTCACTCCATCTGGAGACACGAACAATGCTCATCTTTGGATTTGCAGGGAATTTACGACGACATTTCCGCCAAATCTCTCTGAATGTCGATACGCCAGCGCAGGGTTTAAGGCTGCTGCTGGCTCAGTGCCCGGCATTCAAACGTGACTTCTATCAGACCCGGTTGCGCATGCGTATTGACGGAAGCGATATATCTGCGGATACCCTCGAATTCCACATGAACAGGCACGTTAAAGACGGTGCCCGGGTGCTATTCGTCCCCATCGTTGAGGGCTCTATCTCTGCAGTGGCAGCCGTATGGATTATGGTCGCCGTCACGGTGGCCTCAGTAGCGTATTCGCTCTATATGACATCGCACATGAAAACGAAGTCATCAGCGGACCAGGATACCAATTCCATTACCAACAACTCATTCACCAGCGCAGAAAACCGCATCGGGCAGGGTAGGCCGGTGCCGTTATTGCTCGGTGAGATGGAGGTTGGTTCAAACGTAATCAGTCTGGGCATCGATACCACGAACAATCAGGACTGGAATATTTCTATCAGCTAAGGGGACAGCATGGGCTCAGGCGGCGGCGGTGGCAGCACCCCTAAACTTCTCGATGACAACCTCAAATCCAAGCAATTCCTCCGCGTTCTTGACCTTATCAGCGAAGGTCCGATCTACGGGCCAGTAGACCAGAGCCACCTCTCTTCGTTCATGTTGAACAAGACGCCTGTCACGGACTCTTCAGGCAATGCGACCATCAACGGTGTCAGCGTGGCATGGCGCCCGGGAACGGCGACGCAAACGCCAATCAATGGCTTCAATACGATCGAAGCAACGACGGTCGTTAACACCGATGTCACGCAAGCTACCCCACTGGTCCGCACTGTAACGGACACCGATGTTGATCGGATTCGCATGAACATTGGTGTTTCAGCGCTCGTACAGCAGGACACCAAAGGAAACCAGAAAGAAACCTCTGTAACGATGGTTATTGAGACGCGCGTGGGTAATGGTGCATGGCAGGTTCAGAAAACTGTCACAATTACCGGAAAGCAGTCTGGTGAGTATCTTGAAGCTCACCTGTTTGACGCGCCAGAAACGAAGCCTTTCGATATTCGCCTGCGCCGCGTTACGCCTGACAGCAACAGCGATCTGCTTAATAACAGCACTATCTGGAACAGCTACACCGAAATAACTGACGACAACCTGTCGTATCCCTATGCGGCCGTTGCCGGCTGCGTGGTTGACCGTGACCAGTACACTGACACGCCGACGCGCACATATCATCTGCGCGGCCTGATTGTTGATGTGCCGGACAACTACGACCCGATCGCACGAACTTACTCCGGCATCTGGACCGGTGGATTTAAGTCAGCGTGGACCAACAACCCGGCCTGGCTATTTCGCGCGCTGGTGAAAAATGCCCGTTATGGTCTGGCGAAGCGGGCGGGCTATGTCGATGTGGATGATGGCAGCCTGTACGTGCTTTCACAGTTTTGCGATCAGCTTGTCGATGATGGCTATGGCGGCAAAGAGCCACGCTTTACCCTTAATGCTTATATAACGGAACAGAAGAGCGCGCGCGACCTTCTGGACGATATTGCGGGCATGTTCCGCGGTATCGCGCTTTGGGACGGCATGCGCTTCTCTGTAATGCTGGATAACCCTCAGGACCCGGTCGCTTCAATCACTAACGCCAACGTGGTGGATGGTCTGTTTAGCTATAGCTCTATGAAGCGTTCTGAGCGCTTCAACGCTGTAATCGTTTCATGGACAGATCCAAATAATGGCTGGTCTCAGGTGAAGGAGTACGTGTCTGACGACGAGATGATTGACCGCTACGGATACAATGAAACGACCCTTGAGGCATTTGGCTGCACATCACGCGGGCAGGCATTCAGAACCGGCAAATGGATGCTGGAGACCTGCAAACGGGAAACGAAGAAAATCACGTTCAAAATGGCACGTGAAGCTATCCGCTTCATGCCCGGAGACGTGGTTGAAGTATTGGACAACAACTATGCGGCTACACGCCTTGGCGGTCGCATCATGTCTCATGCCGGCCGCAGCATCACTGTTGACGCTGACGTGTCAGAGTTGGTGGGCGGCGGCGACAGCATGTCGCTGATGGGCTCAACCGGAAAATTTGTTAAGTATGAAATAGCCAGTGTAGCCAGCCGCGTTATTACGCTCAAGTCCACGCCCTCATGGGTTCGTGACGGCACCGTGTTCGTTATCACAACCGGAGAGGTTGCACCGCGACTGTTTCGTATCATGGGCATCTCTGAAGATGAGAACAATTCGGTTTACAGCATCTCAGCAACGCTGCACGACCCCAATAAACAGGCCGTGGTGGATGATGGTGCTGTCTTTGAAACGCCAAACGATACGCTGAATGGCTATCGCGTTCCCAATATTGAAAACCTGCGTATCATCAACGTCAACAGCGAAACAGTGCAGGTCACCGCGGCGTGGGAAACGGCGACGCTGACCAAAAAGATTGTTTTCGAGCTCTACGTATACAGCCTGGACGGCAAGGTCGTAGCGCAGTACGAAACAGATCAGTTCCGCTATGACTTTTACGGGCTGGATGCCGGTAGCTATACACTTGGGGTTCGCGGCCGCAATGAAAACGGCATGAAGGGGGCTGAGACGCAGGTTAGCCTGGTTATAGGCGCACCATCAGCCCCGACCTTCATTCAGTGGACGCCCGGCATCTTCTCCGCTGACATCGTGCCGGTGATGAATGTCACCGCTACAACAGACACATCTTTCGAGTTCTGGTACACGGGCGAGGTGCCAGCCAGCAGCATTTCAGCAGTTGAGGATGAGGCTCAGTTTCTCGGCAGGGCATCACAGTGGACGCTGCATGGCCTAAAGGCTGACAAGACCTATTACATGTACGTTCGCACCAAAAATGCCTTTGGTGTTTCGCCATTTATCGAGGCTTCAGGTCAGGCATCATCAGATATTCCCGGCATGATAGAACTGATCGATGATGCTATTCGCAATTCTGAGGCATTC